ACTCGGATTGACCATTCTCAAAGCCCCTCCACAGTTAGGACAAGGCATACTCAAACCTCCTTGTCAGGGTGACTCTTGGGTAGGTTCTTACGCCTTGTTGAGGCCATTTTGTCAAGGTGCTTTACTAAGTTTTCAGCCGCAGTATCAAACCGCTTCTTAGAATGCACATCAACTACCATTTGAGCATAAAGTGCGCTCAAATCTATGTTCTGTGTTATGTGTTCTATTATCTCATACTCGGCATGTTTCACACTACCCGCTCTCATACTCATGAGAGGGTCTTGTATAACCCACCTATATTAGGGGTAAGAGATTCGTAGGCCGATTCTAACGGCTCTTTTGCATAAGGTATTGCTCGTTTGGTGGCGAGTAATCCTGTCCTCTCAAACCATCCTACGGGTCACGCCTATATAAACCTATCGTCTATAATGTTCATTAGAAGTGATTAACCCCTGACGATATTCTTCAAGTGCTTCACGCATACATGCCTTGCATTTGAGTTTGCCTTCAAACTGCGGATTGTGAACCAAAGGGCGAATGCACTTCATTACTCTTCCTCTTTCAGTTCTCTTAGTTTAGCATCCATGTATTGTTTGCGCTGATGCCGTTTTCTTTTCTTTCTTTCACGGCGGGTTGCATCAACCCTACCTTCGACCTTCTCATTGTTTTTTATACCCGCCTTATGTTCTTTGTAATGTCTTATACGATGACAATTAGAACATATTAGTTCACATTTAGCAATCTCTTTCTCTATTTTCTTCCATGAGTAGCCGTTGCCAACAAGGAATGATATTGATGCAAGTTTATCCTTGTGGTTGATGTGGTGATAATCTAACGCCCATGTTGCTATGTCGCCCGATAACCCACACTCGACGCATTGACCCTGCGCCTTTATCATCTGGAGTTTTTCTCTAACTTGCTTTCTTCTAAGTCTAACCTGCGCTCGCCTTTTATCAGCATTACTTTGATACCATTTTTTATGATAATTGCGCTGATATTCCCTGCGCTTGTCAGGGTCTTTAAAGGGCATTAAAGCCCGCCTCAAGCATCAGCAAGTTTCGTCATTATGAGTCTTGGTTGGCCTTCGGAGTTTAACTTTTGTTGGAAGTGTTTAATTTCCTCATCTGTTGGTTCACGGCACTTGTAAAATCCAAAAGCCAGTTTGATGTATTCTTCGGTAGGAGTTCCATAATCAAGAGGCGAAGGGCAAGGATTCAAAGGGGTTTTAGCCTCTGTTTTCTTAGCCTTTGGTGCTTCGACAACTTTTTCTTCAACTTTTTCTTCGACAACTTTAGCGTCGGCCTTCTTTTCAGCCTTCTCTGTTTTCTTAGCCATGTATGTTCCAAACCCATGTTTAGTTATTAAGCAAATCGGTTCATATCAAGCATTATCCCATTGAATAGTTAATTCAATGTCAATGCGAGAGCCACCGATTGTATTCCCTTTGAAGCCTTCACCAAAAAAACCCTCTTTATCTTGCACGCCGATTGGTTCAGTAGTATTTTGAATACTTGATATTTTAATGAATTTATATCCATAACTGCCCCATTCTGGATTATCCGTTCCATTGTTTGCATTGACAAGCAGTTCTCCCCTTATTACTTTCAATAACCTCCACATTGTATCGTCATCAGGGGCAAGAATATGAACTAAGATATATGCATTGCTTGTAGTGTCGGTGTATGTTGCACTTGGGTTCATTGTGACGCTTTGTGTATCTTCGTAAAGATTAGTTAAAACAATCTGTGGCACTTTTTGGTTTTTCATTGAGAACCAACTATCAGTTTTTATGGTGATAGCAGGTAGTCCGGCCGCAGTTAATTTGGATGCAAGCGTCGTATCTAAGATTGTTTTAACAAACGCCTTTGGAGAAAGAGTCGGTTCATTGTTAGTGACTGGCACATCATGCACCACCATTGCCAAAGACTGATACGGCCATAAAAGAATTAGACTTGACCTTTTCCAAGTATTCTTTGTATTCTTTCTCCGTTGAGTCAAGTAATGGTCGCCAAAATTGCTTTATTCTTTCAGCACTATTCTCATCATTTAGGCTTGCTCTCGCCGCTTGGCGGATAACTAATAAAATCGTCGCCATCTTAGCCTCTATTGGGGCTGATGCAATTCCTGATGTATAACTTATTTTGAATAAGTTAATTGCATCCAAACCTACACGGTTATGAAACCTAATAATCCCTGCTTGGGAATCATCCAACCACCAGTCATCTGTGCCATCTCTTTTTCTTCCTTCTTCAAGAACAGTAGTCGAACCATCCGATTTAGTTTCTTCAACAGAAGTTATTGATGCAATCGGCTTATTTTTCAAAGCAATATGAGTCATTCTATATGTGCTATCATGATATTCGATATGTGAAATAGTTCCGGCTAATTGCCGACCTGCATACATATCAACAAGTCTGGATGCATTGGTTATCATTGTAGCCAATTCAGCATCGGTTGGTCCGATGTTATTACCATCAATTAGACCCGAATATGTTCTAACTTCGGCCACTGTGCAGTAATCAATTGCGCTCATAACATATCCCTTGTCAAGATGGGCTTTAACGGTTGAGCCTTTGCCCCCGCTTTTAGGGGCTATGGCTTACGCTATCGCCTTTGTTAAAAGGTTATTAATCAGCCTCAAAGAGTGCTTAGACCGTGTATGGTGCATATTGCTTCATCATAGCGAACTGCGAAGGCAACATCTTGCTTAGGAATAAGCACGAATCTGTCTTTTGTTGGTTCGTCATGGAAGCCAATGCTAAATCTTCGCTCGGAGACTGTTGGGTTTCCGATTAGTGGAGAGCGGATATTGCATAAAAGAGCAATAGTGCAGTTTCTTACAGAGTTAGAAACGGTTGTTAGAGCAAATTTACCTGTGTGGTTCATGTTGGTTGGAATAACGCCAGTAGCAAAAACTCTGACACCATAGATTCGACCAAGTTCACCGGAGAGGATAGTAGCACCTGCACCGTATTTATCAACAGTTTGTAATTCAGTTAGACCAAGTAATTGAACTTCAAGATTTCTTGGAACAATCATAGCCAATTCATCTCTGTTGTCAGAATAAACACCGAGTTTAGCGATAGCACTTCTCATGTGAGCAAGTGTAAAGGCTGAACCTGCATTTGATACGGTTGCATCCACTGTGACTCCGAGCCTTGTTCCGGCAGTAGCACCTGCACCGATACAAGCAGTTCTTAGACCATCAAACAATAGAAGGTAATCATTTACAGTTCCGCTAACACCAGTTAGGTTCAACTGTGCGCCTGTTGCTTGATATTCACCGTTAATGTTGTCTTGGTATGAAGATGAAACAGTAGTGTCGCCGTTAATAAACAAAGATTGTTCGTTAGTAGCCAATTGTGAAGCAATGTCATCTCTTAGAACTGCAAGCAATCCTTCGACACCGTATGCAATCAGATAATTACCGATTGGTATGTTAGCAATCATTGTCTTAAGTTCCAACTCAACTTCGTCAGTAGCGTTTCGGCTCTCCCCTGCGGCAGTTCCGGCTTCGGCCATTGTCAAAGTTTGTTGGTGGAATGATACACTACCTGTCAATTTTGGAATCTTCATGATTCTTCTTGACATTGGCATAGCAGGGAAAAGACTTCTCATGAAGTTCCTCTCATATACTATTCCGATTATCTCTTCCGCAGTTTCAGTAGGAAGCATTGTTGCACCTGTGGTTGCTGCCGCACCCGCTAACGCCGCTTTTACTTTTTCAGTCATCTCATTAAAGTTCATTTCTTCGCTTGTCATATTATATCCCTTTCTCTATTTGGTTATTAAGTATATCCTACTTTCAGAGTCCTCTGCTCTCAATCCTCTCGGATAGCCAAGAGCCGAGTCCGACCATACCTTTGCTTACATTTGGTTGTGGGTCAAACTTGGTCACGCCAGAGTTCTTTTCAGTAGGAGTTATGTCAGCCGATAGGCTTTTTCTGTCGGCTTTAGGAGCGGGTATATCAAATCCCACTTCCGCCATTTTTTCTGTTAGTCTCTTGCTAACTTCCGCTTCAATTTTCGCTTCGGTTTCAGCAATTTCCATCTTTTCATTTAAAGAAGTAATAATTTCTTCTTTTTCAGTAAGTGTAGTTTTTAGTGATTCTGTTTCATCGAGTTTTTCAGTCAGGGCGTTGATTGAATTTTGCATACTTAGAATAGTTTTCACAACTTCTTCTAATACCGATTCATCGGACATTGTTTTTTCTTCAACAACTTCCTCTTCAACAACTTCTTCTTCCTCGACAAGTTCTTCCTCAAGAACTTCTTCCTCGACTTCTTCTTCTTCGGTTGCTTCCTCAAGAACTTCCTCTTCCTCGGTTGCTTCTTCCTCGGTTGCTTCTTCCTCAACAACTTCTTCTTCCTCAACAACTTCCTCTTCAACCTCTTCGGTTGCTTCTT